ATTATCAGGATTTACACTAGGAAGTAGTCTTAAATCATTGTTTAAGCCAGTGTTTCTAGTAAATTGATATTCTTTCCACCAGTCAGTGTTTCTAATTTTACTTAGAATACGCTGACTGGCTAATGCTAAATCGTTATTGACTATTTCAGTAGTCAATCCCTCGTTGGCTTCAAATAGACGTTGATCGCGATCTTGCAACTCGCTAGTTACAGCGAAACTAACAAATGTCGTATTATTGTAATTAAATGCCATCGCGATCTCCTTTTTCTAAATTAAGCAGCGTCTTTGATTAAAACACCGCGTGTTGCGTCAACAACACCAACGTTGGCGTGCAAACTAGCAACAACATCATAACCAACTGCTTCAGGACGACGACCAACTTCAACATCAACGTTCTTTTGCATAGCGATACGCAATGCATCAGCACCGAAGATAGCAGCCTTAGTGCCAGTAACACCAGTGTTTGTGCTGTTCAAGTAAGAACTTACGAACATTTGAACACCAGCGATAGTGCCGAAGAAGCCACTACGCAATGCTTGACCTTGGAACAAGTCACCACCAGCATATGCTGTAGAACCGATTGCTGACATTAAACCAGCATAAGCATCAGTAGAAACGATACCGAACAACTGACCTGTCTCACCAGCACCACGGATTGTAGCAACGGCTGTGAACAAGTCTGCCAATGCCAATGCGTTACCAGTGCCGCTCATTTCTTGAGCAGTTAAACCAGCCAATGCCAATGCAACTTTCTTATCAAAAGCCTTAGAAACGCTAGTTCCTAATTGACGACCGATTTCTGTTGGGTCAATAGCACCTAAGTCACGAACAATGCTACGAGCAGCGATCAAATCACAGATGATAGATGTGCTGGAGTTTGTTGTGCTTGCGGCTGTAACATCACCTGTTAAGTCGCTGCCGCTGATGCTATAAGCAGTTCCGCCACTGATTTTTGGAACTTGTAAAAGACCGTTAGGTGCATTTACTGTAGGGATTAATTGTCCACCTAGGAACAAAGAACTTTCAAATGCTGCGAATACTGTCGCGGCTTTAACTGGAACAACCAAACCGGCTGCACTAGATGAGGAAATATATGAATCTGCCATTTTAATTTACCTTTATAAAAATTAAATATGACCCTGTTGTCGGGCCTTTTTATAGATTTCTCTATGATCAGCGCGTGTCATATCAAGTTTGTTTAAGTCTACGCTAGAAACACCCTTATCAATGTTACCCTGAGTATTAGTAGTTGCCGCTGAGGCTGCTACAAAGTGAGGATTGGCATCAAGCCATTCTTTGACATAACTTTCAACATCGTAGGGTTTACCGTTATCACGATATCTAACCTGTCCTTTGTCATCAATTACTTCAACTTCACCTTCATTATTAAGTCTAACACCATTCTTCAACAATGCTTTTACTTGATCAGGATTTACACTTTTATATTTGGCCGCTGTGTTTAACAACGGTTGTTCTATACGGAATTCTTTAATGATATTATCACGCTTGGCGATCTCTGCGTCCTTCTTGGAAGCCAAATCAGCCATGATCTTGTCAAACTCACCACGTTTCATTGCTTGTTCTTGTTCACGCTTTTTATGCGTTTCAACAATACTTCGCAGTTCATCAGGATCACCAAGATCCTCATAACGACTGGATATCTTTTTGGTCATAGAACTTTTCATTCTAGCCATCATGTCATCCACGTCCTTTTGTGTGTAAGTTCGCTCTGCCTGAGTTTCAGTGTTGGCGGCCTCAGTAGCCTCTATTGCCGATTGTTCATTTACGGTCATAATCGTTAACCTCGCCTCTTATGAGTTAAAATTGTAGGCAAGTATTCTTGCCCTCAAAGATATTTATCAAACCTTAGTCAACTATTGGACCACCCTGTGCCCATGAATCGCAGGTTCTTGTTGGTGTGCAAGTTATATCATACTTGACACAGTAGCCAGCAGGATTTGGAACATTCTCCCATGCTGGATTTACTTCTGTTGCTAATGGAATATTTCCAGCAGCCATGTTAGATGTAAAGCAGTCTTTGATTCCTTGAGTATTAACATAGAATCCGCAGTTAGAACAAGTTTGACTCATGCTTTCTGCTGGTGTAATACCTAGTCTATCTGCACGTTGTATCCAAAATGTTCCAGGTCGTGTTACGCTGGCTGGACCTAAGTTGGCTTCTTCTACAGTAGTTAAGTGATTGGCAATGTTCATGGCTTTGTCTGTCATAACAATTGGACAGCCGCCAACCATACCTTCTTGTGCTATTTCAGCCATAGCGGCAGCAGCATCTGCTGGAGGTGTCATTAGTTCTGTTTCAATTTCTAAATCCAATACATCTAGAATTTCTTGTTCAATGATTGCTTTAGCATCTGCATCTGGAACTGCATTGATTGATTTGATTAGTTGATCCAATTCATTATCAGTGTCACGAATAGCAAAACTATCTGGATACTTGATTTCGCCATCCCAAGTGTAACCTTGATATGCCGCATATAATTCCCATAACTGTTCTTCTGCTAGTTCAATATTATCTGCTTGTTCGCTGAGTTTGGCATTGAGTAATTGGAATTCTACTTCTCTACTGATACCACTCATTACTCTTGCTTCTGTTGCACGAATACTGCCAGTATTGGCCATCTTATCAATGCTGTTAATAGTATTGTTAATGCTGGTATAGATACTGGAAATCTCTTGACCATTAAACTGAATAACATAAGGCTTTAAGTTAGGATCCAAATGGTCTGGCATTTCAATGATACTACCTGCGCCATTACCAGCATTAGTCTCCCTAGTCTTAACGAGGCTGGGATGTGATCCAAGACGAACTGCTTGCTCTGCTTCGCTGGTCATATTATAAACATAACGTTGTGCATCTGCAATATCTTCAATAGTAGACAAGCCCTGACCTCTAATGCTACTCTTATGTGCATATAAGCATACTGCTGGGATTCTACCTAATCCGTTTGGTTCAACAATTTGATTGTTAACTGTTTCTTTTTTAGTATTAACAGTTGTAGTAATAATCTCTGTTGGAGTCCATTCTCTAATAACTGTTACGTCACCATTGACATCTTCAACATACTTAAAATACTTTAGTTCATATTGTCCATTGATGCGGCGAGCATAGTGCCAATCTAAAACAACTAAAGGTGTTAATAAGTTTAAGTATGGACGAACTTCCATGGCAATCTCATCAGCACGAGTTACTGCACCTGTCTGCGGCTTGCTCATAATGATCCATGATTGTCCAAATACGTTGGCCCAGATTGCGGCTTCTTTCATAAAGCCATCTAAATCACGGCCTTCCCAGTCACAGTTTTCTAGAAATGATTCTAATGCAACTTCGGTTTCTAAACTACCCATATCACGCTCTGGACTTAGTCTAAACATAAAACTAATGTAAGTAGCGATAATACTTCTGCAATGATTATCTAAAGGTGTTGCTCGTAAACGAGTATTGTATTCTTGTGCGCTTTCAAGTTGATACTGTGTTAGATATCCGCCTTGACGATATGTTTCTCCACCTACATAACTATCATATAGAAATTGATATCGTTGTTTGTTTCTTGTGTATAATCTATTTGCGCTGGTTGCGGCATTATACGCTTCACTAAGTGTTTGGTCCATTGGATTGTCTCCGTTTAATATTGTATTTATTAAAAAACAGCATGGCCCCATCTTTGGGGTTGTTGAGGTTTATATTCTTTGTTAATTGGGAATAAGAATTCTATGGCATAGGTTAATGCATCAAACATGTGATCCAAGCCAGAATCTTTGTCAGGGATAGTGCTGTTCTCTTTGAAGCAGAATCCAGTAAGAGTTTTAATAGTATGTTTGCACTTTGGATCTATGTAGAACTTACTTGTGTTATCATCTCTGCGATGGAATAAACTGTTGGCAGCATTAATCCTATCTTTGACTAAAGGATGTTGTCTATGATATCTTACAGTAAATCCTGCGTTCTCAAGTATCTTAATGTCTGTATTGCCATTAGCACTGGTCTTTCGGGCGGCTCCGGCAGGGTCTGGAAATATTGTAATTGGATTACGAGGATATCTACTGCGTATCTCTTCTACTAGTTCATTAGTATTACTACTATGTAAAACTATTTCATCTATTTGATGTAAGCCATCTCTTGTTCTACGCATTACGCAACACGACATTGGATTCACGTTAAAATCCGTTCCAAGTATTAGAGGTTCTGTTTCAGTAACTGAGTCTGCTGGTTTAATATTATGTTGGCCATAAGCATAAGCAATGATACCACTATAAGTTTCAAAACTGGCCATATACTCTTGACGAAATGTTCTTTCATCTAAGTCTGCTCTAGCGGCTTCTACTTCTTCTGGAGGAACATTCCCTCCATCTAAGGTTGTAAACTGGAAACTGATCCAACCCTTTTTAGTCAGTTGATTGTCATAGATTTCTTTTGCCCAATTGCCTATGCCCTTAGGCGTGCCGATGAATAAGGCTGATCCACCCGTGTCACTGAGTGTAGGACGTAATACTTCTGTCCATGCTTCTTTAGCAATGTCAGCAAACTCGTCAAGAACGAGGAAATCTAAGCCAATACCTCGCATGGAATCATAGTTATCTGCTGACCTTAAACTTATCTCACTGCCATTACGCAATACTATAGTTAAGTCACTTTCATTAACTGATTTAACCCAGTTTAGACTTTTAAGTTTCTTTTTTAACTTTGACCATACAGTTTGTTTTGCACTTCTATATGTAGGACCTACATACCATACTTTACGCTCAGGCTGTCTTGCAAATCTAGCAAGTTCACGGATGGCCAAATGTGTTTTTCCAAATCGTCGTCCGCAGATAGCCACCCTGAATCTAAAGGGTGCTTCTGCTATCATCTGTTGTGCTTTACTCAGCGGCATTTAAATTATCAAGTTCCTCATTAAGTTCTTCAATGAGTTCTTCTTTTTCATCATCATCATTCCATGGTAAAACTTTGTCATCAACACTCTGCGGACTATCAGTTTGTCCTAATATGTTCTTACCCAACCATATTAATAATGTAGCATTGCCAGTAAGAGCAGTTTTAAGTTGTGCTTGTCTAAGACTAGTCTTTAGTTGATGACGACCTTTTGTTAGTTCAAAACTAAAATTATAACGTAGAGTTGATTCACTGACACCAAACCATTCTGCAATATCTTTGTCTGTGCAGCCTAAACTGGCTAGATGTTCTACTTCAGGTTGAGGAATAATTTTCTTGTCTCTACCTACAATCAATCCCTGCACTAGTTTTTCACCTAATTTAGGATCTTTACGTTCTGGGTATTCTTGACTGTTCATAGAATATCCTTTAACTTTTGAACTTCTGCATGTGTAAGAAAACACTCCCAGGTATGTCCTGCAGGATAATCACTGAGTTTGCTAGTGAATACTATATGCCATTGGTTAGTTGGTTCTACCCAAGTCTTTTTAACTGTTAGTGTATAATCTTGATTATTAATTATATCCCAACTTTCTTTGGTTTTACCCTGTGAGTAAAACATTATCTGTCCCTGTCTCATGTTATTCTCCTATTTTCACTATTGTAAACAATGTAGTGTTAAATTTTCTATTCAATCTCTCTGCTAGTCTATACGCATGAGCCGGATTATTAAATCCTGTTCTTGGATACTTAGTTAGTTGTCCTTTGGATCCAAAATATATCTGTCTAATGCCTATACTTTGTCCATCATATAACAATATCCAAAGTCCAGGAACATCTAATATTTCTATGTGACTAGCGTCATCTTCATATGTTAATAATATTGGGCTACTGGGTCTACTCATACTGGTCTCAATATATTATTAATTTCTGGCATGGCTAGGTTGGCCAAGCACCAATTCTCTTCACTGAAGTATACGCTGTAATATGAGAATTCAAAATCAAATCTCATGTCTCTGGCAAACTTCTTGCAAACATCTTTTAATTCTTGTTCTGTGTCTTCATCCATGGCTGCAAATGCATAATCGGCAATTCTAGTTTCAATCATTTTTTCTTTCTCTCCCGACCAGGTCCACGTAGTCCCAGTCTTCTATTTGGTTCCAGAAACATATGTTCCCAGTTACAACAGTTACGATTTGCACAACTCATACGAACACTATATTCACTGATATCTGTGTTATATGCAGTCATGTATATAAATCTATTTGCAGAATTCATTTGACTGAATCCATTGCGATATCCAGGAAATAAGTTTACATGTTTGTTCTTGACTCCATACCATTCTAAACATTCATTATTGTTAGATGACTTTTCAATTAGTGCATCTAACTTTTCTGCATTCCATGCCCAGTCTTCAATTTTATGAGTTAATTTTCTTTGTGCTGGCATTATTCTTGGCTTTCTAATAAACTAATCATTTCAGGATTTTCACTGAATAAATGTAACAATCCCAGTGCTAGACAATCAATTTGTCGCTCAGTCATTTCTAAATGTTGCTTTTGTTCAATGCTGTGCAATATCTCATGCAGTAATGTATGTATGAGATTTTCACTGGTTTGACTGGGGTTTAATAATATCTCATTACTATCACCAAAGCATAAGCCAAGGTTGTCATTCATTTCTTTTTCATTGCCTGTTCTTATTGTCCAGGTTTGGCTGTATAGTTTAAAATTGTTTGGTATTTGCATTTCATATCCCTATATAATGTATTTATTAAATAATATTAAATACTGCTTTAAATAGCCGTAAAAGAT